GGACGACCCGTTGGACTGATCTTATCAATCTCAACTCCCAATGGGTTTCGGTTCCGCTCATAAGAGCCGCTCCGATAAACCAGCCCGCTGCGCAGCAGCAGGGCCCATTAGGCGGGGCCTTCTTAAGGCACTTCGCGTCGTCCAGCTGGAGTTTAGACTCCTGGGCGAGCTTCCTGAATTATCAGGCGCGACGTGTTTAGACCTTAGGAAGGATTGGGACCACAAGGTCCCCATCGTGATGCGGATGCCTACCCTTTCAAAGGGAGGCAAGACAAGGCGTCGTGTAAGATTATCGAAGATGACTTCGGCTCTCTCGAGCTGCAAACGCATTTTTGACGCTCCTTGCACGACTTGTGATCACGATAGGGGGCAGGTGGCGAAGGAAGAGTGGGCGAATCGGATGGCTGAGACTCCAGATAGGGTCGTGGGCAAGTGGTGCCACGATCCCTATTGGTTGTTGAGGAGGCATGTCCGATCGCTCGCCTTCGGGTGGGGCGAACGTTTGGAAAACGCTCGCAAAGAGTGTGTGGCGGGCGGGATTAGAAGGAGTGAGAGTGGGGTTTACATCCCTGATCAACAGGGGTGTTTTGAAATGCGTCAAGGTGAAGGTGGCACTCTTGCCACCAATCCTTCAGAGACTTCCATGGACGACTCGCTCGTCCGCTTGGGAGTCGCCAAGACAAAGGGAAAGCTTCGTGTCGTAACGATGCAGTCCGCTCGCGTGAAGCGAGTCCTGACGCCTGTTCATAACGCCCTCTACGACCATCTGTCATCCTTCGGATGGCTGGTTCGTGGGGATGTTAAGAAGGAAGATTTCTTGGCCGTTCTCGAAGACAGGCAAGAGGGAGAGGCTATCATTAGTGGCGACTACGAGTCCGCCACCGATAAAATCTACCTCGAAGCCGTTGACGTCATCGTGGACGAGCTTTCGAAGGATGAGGGATTGACGGAAGAAGAAAGAAAGGTCCTGAGAGGGTCATTTCAGCGCCTGCGCTGGATGAACACCTGCACGGGGACCATCAGACCTATTCGTAGAGGCAGCATGATGGGGAATCTTGTTAGTTTCCCACTTCTGTGTCTCTTGAACAAGGCCTGCTTCGATATCGCCAGCGATATCGGGCGTGGTAGCGGTGCCAACCGCGTCGGTCGTTTTAACGGCGATGACTGCTTGTTTGCAGGTGATCGGAAGTTCTTTTCCCTCTGGAAAGAGGTGACAGGAACTTTTGGACTTTGTGTCAATGTTGAGAAGACCGGCTACTCAAACATCTCTGCGGATTTGAACTCTCAAAGGTTCTTCCTCCGTAGAGGCCAGTTGGCCCCTAAACCCGTCCTTTCGTTCTTCCGCCCTTATAGAAAGGAACCTGGATGTCTCTTGTCAGAGGTGCTCGAAGGTATTCGTACTTTTCGCGGTGAGGTTAAAAGCCTCGTCGTGAATTGTATGATGAGATTCGAGATTTCCGCTAGGCAGATTGACTTGTCAACTCTGTCCAAGAGAGATTTCCAGATTCTTTCCAAGAAGTCTTGGTTTCGCCGTGCCTTGACGGATGGCCCGGCCCCTACAATAAAGAAGGGTGTACGTCGTAGTGTTGAAATGGTCATAGGGCCGCCTCCAAAGGCCTCCCTATACGGTGTTTTTGACGCTATGACGAAGGACGTCGCGGGGGATATGGTCTCGAGATGGACGGGGGTTCCCGTTAAACCTGAAAAGGTATCCATCGACTATCCTTCATACCGCGAGCGTTCCTCTCAGACACCCTCTTATCAACCTCCCTCTTTCCGCGTCCTCCAGCGGGGACCGAAGTTGTGGTCGTTCGTCTGGCCTAGACCAGTGTACGAACACTTTATGATGTACGAAGATCGAGCCTTTGTGACCTATAAGGCTCGTAGATCGCTATGGATCGACGATCATCCTTGTTTACAGGTGAGTGTAGACTTGGTTAGAACTCGTTTCGTACGTGGATCACGTAACTTCAGGACCTACTTTGGACCCCCCGCATCTCTTTCGCCTTGCTCTCTTCCACAGGTCAACTGTGGTTACGCCTAATGAGTTGCGCAGGAGCTTCTCCAGCTGGGAGATGAGTTGTATTAAGTGGGTCCATTCGTCCGGGACCCTCAGGGATGTACGCGAATACCGTATCGGTAAGTCGTGTAGGCCCATTTCGGCGTGTCATGCGTTTAGGATTCGGAACCCTCTTCTGAGGGTAGGAGGCTTCGAGCCTCCCTCCGGGGACGCAAGAATCCCAACACGTAACCCTACAGCCCCAAGAGGCTTGTGCCCAACGACCTGGCCCCCCCTCCTTCTGTGGAGGGGAGCAGCTGCGCCCGCACTAACCCTGGTCCTTGACAAAGGACCTTGAATCTCCCTGCGTTTCGGGAGAGGGATTGGGAGCGGCCGGGCCTCGCTTTAGTAGGCCACGGGGACGGAGAATGTGTTAAGCAAATGGCATGGTGGAATGAACGTGCTACCGCAGTTATAATAGCGGGATAGTATGCGTGCTGCCCCTGAGGGCGAAGGAGTGTGGGGTGTGGCGGGCATAGTCCGCGGCGGCCAAATCAATTAGCCGTACTT